TAAAGATGTCGGAAAAACCAGATGGGACCCGTTTAAAAAAGAACCAATTATCAATGCTGCTGGTCTGTGCTATGTATGGAGAAAAATTGTAAACACCGATCAGTCCAGACAAATAGCTTTACTTGAAATTGTGGAGAAGCATCCGAAAGCGATTATATTCTACAATTTTGATTATGAGCTTGAGCTTCTGAAAGAGATATTCTCTGGATATGAAGTCGGAGAGTGGAATGGCCACAAACATCAGCCAGTGCCGACTAGCGATGCATGGGTATATTTAGTTCAGTACAATGCCGGGGCTGAAGGATGGAACTGTATTACGACGGACACGATTATATTCTATTCTCAGAATTATTCGTATAAGATCATGGCACAGTCTGCCGGTCGAATAGACAGGATGAATACGCCATATACGGATCTGTATTATTACCATTTGAAATCTCGGTCTGGTATTGATCTTGCCATCAGCAAAGCATTGAAAGATAAGAAAACATTTAACGAAACTAAATGGATCAATAAAAAGCCCATATCATTTGAGCAGTCATCTGGTATGGCAGCATAAAGCGGAGGTGACACAGATGATAGAAGCTCTTAGGAACATCATTATATTTTTGCGTGTTATGTCATTTCGGATAAAGTCTCTATCGGGGGAGGAATTTAAAACCTTATTATCCAACTGTACATACGAGCAGGTATGGTATGCAATCTGGCTCCGCTACTATATGTGAAAGGAATAGCTTATGGAAAATATTTACAAAGAGGTTGATTTCAAAACCTATTGCAAAACCTGCGAGCATAAGGAGCTCGAAGAAAAATTTGATCCGTGCAATGACTGTTTGGCGGAGCCGATGAATGCCAACTCAGGGAGACCTGTTTACTGGAAGGAGGCTGAAAATGGTAGATAGTATTTTAGTTAGTGTTGATTTCTCAAACAAAGATGGTACTGGAGTTCTGATCGTGGGAAGAAAACGGATGAATCAGTCTGTTGAGATTATCAATGCTTTCCAGGGAGATGAAGCGAGAGAGCTTTATGAAAAGCTGGTAACAAAGAAAAAGAAGGAGGAGCAGAAGTGAGCTTTCAATACGATCAATATTTAGCCAGACATCGAGCCAATGTGAAAAGAGGGTTCGACTGGCTTTCTGAAAATTTACCGGGACTTATGACAAATACGCTCACCGCCGGATGGAATACAGAATTTGCCCACGATCAGTCAAAGAACGAGCCGGATGAGTATGAGGCATACGATGCATATTTCTATGGAAATAATCGCTCTTATGAGGTTGTACAACGGTATCAGCGAGCATGGTTACTTCATATTCACAGGAATCCGCATCATTGGCAACACTGGATTCTTATCCACGATGATATGGAAGACGGTGAACTGGAGACCATTTTGGAAATGCCATACGATTACATCATCGAGATGATTTGTGACTGGTGGTCATTCAGTTGGCAGAGTGGAAATCTCTATGAGATATTCAAATGGTATGATGAACATTCCAAATATATAAAACTGGCGCAGACAACGAAGATTACAGTTGAGTATATTTTGGACAATATGAAGAAAAAACTTCAGGAATTGCAGTATGCGGATCAATCATCCATGCAACCTGGAGCTTGATATTTGGAGGAGCTATGAACAGAACGACAAAAATAAACATCTTGGCGTATGCTTCACAGCCAGACAAGAACTATAAGTACGAGGGAGATATCGTCGATTACAAAGGGAAAAGATATTTTGTAAGTCTGGCAGAAGAGCGAGTGGAATTTATCGGGATTATTAAGGAGGACAAATAGAGATGAAAGCAATTAAAGAAAATTGGAAACTGGTACTTATCGTGGCCGCTGGGATTGTAGCGGTTATTTTTATGTGTATTTTTGGAATTCAGGGAGCACAAAACAAAGCATTCGCATTGGAGGAACAGGTCAACACTGCTGATTCAGATATTAAAGTGCAGGAAAAAAGACGTGTTGATCTTGTTTATAATCTTGCGGATTGTGTCAAGCAATACGATAAGCATGAGGCTGAAACACTTACGGCTATTGTTGAGGGTAGAGGAAAAACAACCAGTATAGAAAATGTAACCACTGCAATCGCTGCTGTTACAGAGGCATATCCGGAATTAAAATCCAATGAAAACTACAAGGAACTGATGAATGAGTTATCCATTACTGAAAATTTAATCGCCGAGTATAGAGAAAATTATAACAAGCAGGTTAAAGAATACAATCGCTACGTTAGGAAATTTCCTACTCGATTCTTTTTAAATATTTTGGGATATGAAACGCAGCAGTATAAGTACCTTGATTATGGTGCTCCTGTAGATGCGCCTCAAAATTTATTTGGAGATTGATACCATGAAAAATAGAGGCTTTGATTTTGGAGATTTTGAAATTACTAAGCGTGAGATTCTGGCAAGTATATCCATAATCGCAGTGATGCTTCTCATTGGCTTTATGATTTCCGGGAGAATTTCAAACTATATTCTCGATCGGAACGAAAAGTATAATAAAGCTATTAAAATCGAAAGCTCTGATCTGTTTGAATATGGGATGAGAACCAACGTCGGTTATGCGTTCGTTTATGGAGATTTGAAGGCTGTGGATACTGTTTCATATCCAGAAATTAACGGGGAGTATATGTATATAGAAAAAATAGAGGAACATTACAATATGCATACACGAACCGTCACTACAACCGATTCTAAAGGAAAGACACATACCAGAACGGAAACTTATTGGTCTTGGGATTATGCTGGTAGCGAAGAACAAAGCTGTTTGGAAATTACATTTTTAGGACATATCTTTCCCTCAAATAAGGTAGAGTTTCCAAGTACCGAATATATTGACACTATAAAAGAATCGAGCTATGTCCGGAATAAATATTATGGAGTTGCCACGAAATATACCGGAACCATATTTACCGAATTACGGGATAAAACCATATCTGACAATTCTTCATTTTATGAAAATAGCACCATTGATGAAACTGTTGATTATTTGGAAAGTTATTGGGAGCTATGGTTATTCTGGGTGATTTGGATAATTGTTATCGGACTGTGTGTATTTGGTTTTTACTATATTGATAATGAATGGCTTGAAAATTGAAAGGAGAATTTAGAAATGAAACAGAACATTATTGCAGTAGATTTTGATGGTACTTTATGTGAGAACAAGTGGCCGGAGATCGGTATGCCGAATGAGGAGCTTATCGAGTATCTGAAAAAGAGACAGGCTAATGGAGAAAAGCTGATCCTCTGGACGAATAGAGTTGGAGAACGGTTGGATGAAGCAGTTAAATGGTCAGCTGAGAAAGGACTGATCTTTGACGCAGTAAATGATAATCTTCCGGAAATTATTGAAGCATTCGGGACTAATTGCAGAAAGATATTTGCAAATGAGTACATAGATGACCGTAACCGCTCCATTGACTCCTGCCGCGAAAAATCTAATCTGGAGCGTTGGGCTGAAAATGAGGTAGCTATTGCCTGCCGTCGCGAGAAGCCGGACAGAAAAGACGGAGAATGGGATTATGGCTGCGCTTGCTATGAGAGTGCGTTGAAAGCCTTTGGCTCTCTGTGTGAGGACGGGCATTCTGGTTCCAGCATTGGTCTGACTAAGGCTATTCTGAATCGTCTCATCAACAATAAGCCGCTTCTTCCAATCGAGGATACTGACGAGGTATGGAGTGATATTTCTGATATGAGCGGTCTAAAGGGTGAGGAGCGTAACTATCAGTGCAAACGTATGTCTTCCTTATTTAAATACGTGTATGCTGATGGAACAGTTAGGTATAGAGACGTGGATCGCTATCATGGCGTGAACGTCAACTGTCCGGATGCTCAGTATCACAGCGGACTGATTGACACTGTTATGGATGAGCTGTATCCGATTACTATGCCATATATGCCGGCTGATAGAGCTTATAAGATTTATACTGAGGATTTCCTTGTAGATCCGGCGAAAGGCGATTTTGATACTGTTGGCATTCTGTATGTAATCACTCCATCCATGGAAAAGGTTGCAATCAACAGATATTTCAAAGAAGCTCCGAACGGCTTTGCTGAGATTGATGAAGCAGAGTACAAGGAACGTAAAGAAGCTGCGAAAGCTCGGATGGAGGCGGCCGATGGATCGAAATAGATTTATCCAGTGCATGAAAAGCAACATCGAGTTGTCGGATAAAGAGCGGCGGAGAATTATCAGAAGAAGTGTTGAGAGCCAACCGTGGAAATTGAAGTGCACGATTGCTATGGAAGAGTTTGCAGAACTTACGCAGGCAATTAGTAAACAGATTCGAGGGTATGATAACAGAATTGGACTTTTGGAAGAGATGGCAGATGCTTATATTTGCTTGGAATTCCTTAAGTCCATTTTTAATATTACACCGGAAGAATTACAGAAGGCTATGGATGTTAAATTACAGAGAGAAAGAAATAAACAGAGATGAGTAAAGAGATTAAAATTACTGGAAGTATTTCGTTTGGCGGAAAGCGCCTTAATGTATACGGAGACCTGGATGCTCCGCTGTTCAAGGCAAAAGATATTAGTCACGCAATCGGTTATAGCAGTGGTAATGAGTGGAGAATGCTCGAAATGTGTGAAGAAGATGAGAAGCTGAAACTACCTTTGGTAGTAGCAGGCCAGAGACGTTCTGTCAACTTTGTAACTGAGAATGGTCTGTATAACATCCTTGCTCAGAGCCGTATGGAAATCGCGAGATCTTGGAGACGTGTAGTTCATGATGAGCTTATCAAGATGCGAAAAGATAACGGTAGAAATATTGCTGAGCAGTTCGAAGAATGGGATCACGCCATGGATAGCATTTACTTCGACGAGGAAACTGGTCAGCTTATGCAGTCTGTTACAGTTCCTGGTGGAGATGTTATCCAGATTCCTTATGAGGGTGACAATGAAGAATAAAGACGAAGAAGAACAGCTGGTTAGCGAGATGGAAAATTTTGATGTAAGAAGATAAGAAACAGTGGGCTATGCTGAACACAGGAGCATGACAATCCAGATTGGCGGGGGTCTGGATATTCTGAAAGGAGAATAGGAAATGATTAAATTAGAGCATGTAGTTTTAGCAAGCCCGGAGCAGATGAAGTTTATTATTGAGGGTATGCGTAATCCAATGAATAGCTGGGAGAAAGCTGATAGCGAATGTTTAGGATGTGAAATAGACGAGACGTTGCTAGGCGAATGGTATAAAATCGGTCCTAACGATCACTCACTCATGCAGCGCTTATCCAAAGCTGGTACAGATCATAGAAAATTTATGAGAATGTTGCCGGTGTACGTACGGATCACAGCACCTTTATATTGGTGGAAGGAATTTGATACATACAAAGTCGGAACAGTTGCTAACAGCTGTAGTACGATGCACAAAATCCAGGCTAAAGAGTTTACAGCGGATGATTTCAGTTACGAGCATCTCGATATCCGAACAAAAGCATTACTGGATGAAACTATAAAGGCATTAAATGATTACCGAAAATTATACATCGATTACAACGCGGATGATTTCGAGATTAAAGGATGCCCGAGCAAAAAAGATATTTGGTGGCAGATGATTCAGCTCCTTCCGAGCAGTTACAACCAGACACGTAATGTCATGATGAATTACGAAGTTCTGGCAAATATCTATAAATCCCGTAAAGATCATAAACTGGACGAGTGGCGTAGCTTCTGCAAGTTGATTGAAGAACTTCCGTATTCTGAATTGATTACTGGAAAAACTGAGGAGTAGACTATGGTTAGAGTAAAAGATATTTTACCACTTGTACAAAATAATGATGTACTGCTGATGAAAAATAAAATGGAAGAAATCTGTTTGCTCCGTGGCGATTTTGTGGATGGAAGTTTATCGGACAAGCTCCTGAACAGGGCAGTTACAGAGATTGAAAACGACGAGAACATTGTAAACACCATTGTCATTTACACCGTAGATGAGGAGGATTAAATTTATGCATTTTACAGTTATTCAGATTATCATCATGTTTCTTATCGGATATGTATGCCTGTACTCGCTGATCGACCGGGTTATGAAGTGTATTGAACACTGTGCTACAGCCAGAGCATACGGACGGTTCAGAGAAGCTGGAGTCAAGACAAAAATGGATGATGTAGCAGCTGGTATCGCAAAATCAAAAGAGGAGAAGCGCAATGTTTAGGAGAGATTTGATTAAGAATAAGATTTACGGAATCATATTTATCGTACTTGGAGCGTTGACAATCCCGATCGAGTGGGATGCAACGTTCTTTTTATTTGCCTTGATGGTAGGCATTTTACTCTTTGCATCGAGAGAAAATTGCATTATGGATTAAGGAGGTTGCGGTATGGGCCGGGCTGAAAGGAGAAGAGCACAGAAGTGCGAGCAGAAAGCTAAAACCGCTACATACAATCTGACAAAAGCTCAGTTAGATGCCCTGGTTCGAGAAAAGATATCTGATGAACTGGATAGAGTTAAGCAGGAGGCTACGAATGATGCCATCAATCAGGCGATGATTCTTCTGCTTACTCTGCCGCTTGAAGTGCTGATGGATCATTATTGGCCGAAGTCATATGCAAAGCGGATTCCGGAGTTTACAGAACACGTTCTCGAATATTATGAGAAGTGGCAAAACGATGAGCTGGATATGGACAAGCTCAAAGAAGATCTTTGGGTGTACGGCGGTGTGAGATTAGAAGAAGTGGAGGGCAAGTAGATGGGATATTTAATTTTAGGAATTATCGTTCTGGCAGCTATTCTTATTTTCGTCGGATATGTAGTTATGTCTGTTATGAATGCTGCAATGTGGATGGACGATTCTATGAGATGGGGAGGTAGAGATGACAGTTAAGGATGACAGAAAAAATGCGGAAGGTTACAACGATCCGACAGCTTACAATGCGATTAAGAATGTGGAGCAAGAGCAGGATAAAGATGATGCGAGATTTCATCAGTTACTGAACACACTGTTTTCGCTTTGTGAATTGGCGGATTTCCGTATCGAGGGACGAGTTGTACTGAAGGATAAAAGAACAGGAAAGGTTTGGAGGTAGGCGAGATGAAAATCTGTAAGGTAAGACCCGATCACTCGACCTGTTCTGCTTGTGTATCTACTCAGGAAATGTTCAACGTGGTTGATGATTGCAGCAAATGTAAATTAAATACTGATACTTATGAATTATTACAGGTCGGAACTGGATTTTGGAGCGGGGACTATGCAATGGTTCAAAAAGATGGCAAAATTGCCAAAGTATCATTAAGCCGCGTTTATGACGTAAAGGAGAGTTTATGATGACTATGGAAGAATTACAGAAAGCTTGTGAAGCCTTGGCGAAGGCATGGGACGAAGTTTTGGAGCCGATGGAAAAATTTGCTGAAGCTTTGAGTGATGCCTTCAGACGTATGTATAGTTCTGAGGAAGAGAATCGTAAAATTCGTACCGGTCGGAAGCTTAAATCTGTAAAGCGTGTGCCGGATTCTAAGATGTCT